CCGCTTCCGCTGCCGCTTCCGCTGCCGCTTCCGCTGCCGCTGCCGCTTCCGCGACCTGTTTCATCCGCACTATCTAAGTCAGCTCCATGCTGCTTAAGGTCCACTCGAAATTCTGCTAGTAAATGTAGGCCTCCACCCACAGAACGTAAATAATCCATTTCAGTATTCCTATCTAACCACATGTCACGATGATCATCAAGAAATGTTTGTAGAGCTAAATGTCCGTTTGAAGGAGAACACAAAAACTCTAAGTCTCTAAACACTAAAACTGGTGCTAATACTTGAACAGTATTCCTTTCTCTGCATCGTTCCTCCCACACTCCTCTGTCAGGCCTCCCTTCTCTGGGAGGCAAACAATTTGCCACAAGCAAACGATATAATTCTGCTGTACGTGGGTCGCACGGGGGGGCACCCGCATCTACTAAATTATGCGTCCCCGTTAAGTGGTATCTATAATCCAGATGTGCCACGGGAAGTGTTCCTCTCAAACCTGCAATCGCGTCGTCTATTTCTTTGACTGTCAAATTACAAAACAAGGGAAAATCCAATCCTTGCCGTATTCCCCGGTCTCCCCGCATATCTCGCATAATTGCGGAAGAAGGTAATAATAAACGAACTTCGTTGACACATGCTCCCCAAAAACGATAACGCTGCTCTCCAGGAGCTAGGTTTAATTCACTATCATCAATTAACAATTCGCCAGTATACTCTAAATGACCTGTGGGTGGTACGAAGCGGGGTGGAGAAGGAGAAGGACTTAAATAAAATAGGTCTTCGTCGTCAGTGCCGGATGACATTGCTTTCATGGCTTCTTCGTAATAACGTGTTCCGCCAGGTAAAACCGCTCGAAGACGACCATCGTCATCTGGGAGATATATGCGATCGCGTGTCAATACACGTTTTACTTCTTCGTCTAGCGTAAAACGGTTTCCCAACCGATTAGTCAAATCAAACACTCGCCTATTATCACTTCCTCTGGAAACGGACGACAAACCTGTGCCCGCGGAGGCTTTGGATGCTTCGGAAGATACGGAGCCTTCTAAACTTCTGACGGGGCTTAGAGAGTCGGAGATTGGATCGGGATTTTGTTCGGGGCTTTGAGATGGGGTTGGGTTAGTATTCGGTTTTTTTTCTTTCGATTCGTCGCCGTTGCCTGGATTGCCCGGTCTTTTACTCGACATTTATAACAAATTATATTATAAATATTATAAATATTTTATTCTTTCGATAAATCCTTTTCAATACAATTATGCTAATTATTTTATTCATTCCATGATTCCATGATTCCATTCCATTCCATGATTCCATGATTCCATTCCATTATTTTTAGCAAAAGTTCAAAAATAATGATGATAATTTAATGACGACGAGTGCTGCGGCGGCGGCGGCGACTCGCTTTTTTGGTAGTGCGACGACGTTTGGATGCGGCTGGCTTTCGTTTAGAACTGGCGGAACGACGGGCCTTGCGTTTTGTCGCTGGTTTTCTTCTTTTTCCACCACTGCTCATATTGTCGTCGCTCGTCCCGCTGCCACCTGGAGTACTATTATCACTAGCCAGATCATCACGGGCCGGGTTTCTGAGGTCATCGCGATACTGCAAATATGGTGTAAAACCCACCTCACCTCGTACTGGCATCTGTCTGGCAATCCAAAGCTGCCGATTTTGATCGATAAACTGTTGTAAATTTCGTCCTGAAACTGGTAGCCTTACGAACGATTCTATATCAGCAAATGCCACGTGTAATTGGGTTGGGTCTTGATTCTGGTCCCACAATACTTGTCCAGCACTTATCCTAACTGACGAACGATATACCCACGATTCAAATTCGGGTGGCGGCGCTTCATAATCCACTACAAATCCACAATTTGTTAAAAAACTTAAATATAACTCCATTATAACGTCGTGTGCGCGTGGGACATCATCCTCATCATCCTCATCAGCAGCAGCAACCGCAGCAGCAACAGGACAATATAAGTTCCCAATTTCTTGTTCTAATTCTTGAACGGTTACATAACATTCAATAGGATTACGCCCCCCTCCTAAAACAGCCATTGCTGAAGATGGCGGTAATACTAATACAACTTCGTTATCATATTGCCCCCAATAACGAGGTTGGGGTAGTACTCCGGGCAACAAATTTCCATTTGGATTGAGCCAATCTGTAGCTTGGTCTAGTTCTAAACGTCTTTGTGCTCTTTGTTGCATCATATCTTCAGCTGCTTGTAATCGGGCTTGGTGTTCTGGGCTTAATTGACTAAGCAGACGAACAGGAGGATGCTCTCTAGCATAAGCAGGATGAAGAGCCTGTAAAGGATTCCATTGGCGGCGGTTAGGAACAGCGGCACCAGCGGCACCAGCGGCACCAGCGGCACCAGCGGCACCAGCGGCACCAGCGGGAACATCAGGATTCCAACGTCGTTGATCGAGCCACGTTTGCCCCGGTAGGTGATTTGATAGTTCTACGCCATGTCGCCTAAGTTGTTGTATAGCGTCTGGGTCTAGATTCAAACCACGAAATCTAGGCGACAAGTTCGATGAACCCGATGAAGTTGATGAATCAGAATCACTATCATCTGGTTTTTCTTTTTTAGCTGACCGTTTAGGTGGCATTTATAACACTTATATACTTAATATAGATATTTTATTCTTTCGATAAATCCTTTTCAATATACAACACACTTTTATTCTAAATATATGATTTTATACAATAACAATAATAAAGTTTATATATTCATAATAGTATCATTTACCATGTCGATATCATCATCGTCGTCGCCAGCCGCCGCCGCATCCGCCACTCCTCCCTCCCTCGACGACACTATCGCCATTCTCTCGGAGATATGGAATACAAACGCGGCAACAATCCTAAAAAGAATCCACCCCCAACACCGCAAACCATCAAAACTACCAGACCACACAATGACAGCATGAAACACACAACACATTTATCAAACTCGTTGCTCTCGCTAAGAGATGAAGTACAATATCATTATTTTAGCAACATTTTCATAAAACGAAAATAATGATATGTTAGTTACGACGAGTGGTGCGGCGGCGGCGTTGGGTGCGGAGACGGCGGTTTGAAGATCTGGTGGTGCGTTTGGACGAGAAACGGCGATGAGACATTTTAGTCACCCGTTGCGCTTTCCTTCGTTTTATTGTTTTACCACCCTTACTATAATCTTTACCACTCCTAGTTTTCGTAGGTTTAAAAATTGCGTTGTATATGTGAATTAATTCAGGTACGGTTACAACCCCACGTTGTGGATCTACTAATCCCATAATTGGTACTTGATTATCAGGAATATAGCGACCTCTAAAAAACCAATTTATTTCTGCTTGGTCCATTAAGCGAGTAACACCTACGTCATTAGTAACATATAACTTTATATGTTCTATATTTTCGTCATCTGGACCGGTAGCAGCGACGGGAGTAATTGTTGTTGTAATAAATTCATTTAACGATACACCAGTCTCGCCAACATGTGGAGAAAAACTATCTGGTTTTGTACTTAATTGGTTCAATAATGTTATTATAGTTGATGCGTTATACTGGTGTTTTCCGAGTATAATTATCCCTTCACTTTTAAGACCTTCAAGCGATACTGCGTCAATCTTACTAGGAATTGCTTGTGAGAAACCCTCATCAGGTTTTCCATCAAGACGCTTGTCCCAATATTCAAGTATTGCTTTCCATTGGCGAATCAAAGATTCTGTATTTTCAATTAAGTACTCTGGCACTTGTTCTTGGCTCATGACAGAAAAATATATAAATCTAATTTGGTATTTATATCATATTCATATTTTTTTAAATTACCAAATAAATGATTTCATCCACCACCGCACCCGCATCCGCCACTCCTCCCTCCCTCAACGACACTATCGCCATTCTCTCGGAGATATGGAATACAAACGCGGCTAGCCCCGTCATTCTCGAGAGAATCCACGCCTTCGTAAAGACTCAGCTGCCGCAATCCATTAAAAACTACCAGACAGCTCACGCCGAACGCGAAACACGCAAAAAATCTCTCGAACTATTCGCCGATGAATTCACCGAGAGTTTTCTAAATCGAAACAAATATTTCTATTCGCCGTCGTCGGAGTTATATTTTACGTATCATAATCAGGTGCGGTATGCGTTAATCAACGAAGACGAAATCCATCACCGGATTTTGGCAGACATTACAGCGTCGGATTTTCTCTCCGCGGCGTCGACCACGACCTCTACGACAAGCGCGACAAAATACCGTATAAAAAACCGTATCATCAAAAGCATCCAGTCCTCCCGCGATATTCTCTCGTCCATCCCCGAATCCCGCACCATCCAGAATGTAATCGGGCTGCTCTACCCCGCACTTTTCCATACACGCGACCATGCGAAGTATTTTCTGACGATTCTCGGTGATGTCCTCCTCAAAAAGGCCGCACCTCTCATCTATTTTGTCCCCGTCCTTTCGAAAGAATTCATCAAAGATCTCGGCAACGAGTGCTACGCATTATTTGGTTGTACTGCCAACTCTTTCAGTACCGCATTCAAGTTCAAATATTACGAGCATCAGTATAAGGATTGCCGGTTGGTGGATATTCGAGGCACACAAGCATCAACATCGACCGCCGGATTTATGCTCCGTCTTTCGAACATGCCTGAACTCCGGGGATCGATTATCGACCTTTTCTGTGTCGCCGCACATTACTCACACAGATTCGGGAGTGCCGATGATTTCTTATGCCTCCACTGTAAAACGCCGGAGGTCGGCAGCCATGCGTGGTTTTTACGCGACCGTAGCGAGACGCAAATCATCGATGAATTCATGAATTACGCTACGGAGCCTGCGTCAGCCGAACACGAGATATCGATGACGAATATGATGTATTTATGGAAGATGTATCTCTCGGAGTTTCGTTTGCCAAGCGTGTTTTTTGCGGCTACATTACGCACGAAGCTCGCCAGTATTGCCTCGCCATCAGCAACCGCACCGGACGTGATTCCGAATCGCACCAGCAAGTATCTTCCACTCGTGAGCCAATTCCGTCAGTTTTGGAGCGAATATTGTTTCACCGATGACCGTGAAATCGAACTGGAAATAGACGAGCTTTCAACGCTGTTCAACGAATACGCTTCGGCGGGTACGCCCGTCGGCGACGCTACGCTACTCGGAATGCTCCGTCATTTCTACCCCGACGTATTAATCGAAGACGATAAATATATACTGAATGTCGGTTGTAAAATATGGGATAAAACCGCCGAAATCAACGAATATTTAATTCAATACAAACAGCAGTGTGTCGTGAACCATCATTCATTCCCACAGCCGTTGTATAATGCGTATGAGTTTTACTGTGGGAAGTGTTACGCCACCGCGAAACGGCGTATTATCAGCAAGCGGTATTTTGAGAAGTATTTCATGGAAGAATACGCAGATTACATCGATGAAAATGGAATGATTACGATAAAATGGTGGATGGCGGGGGGTACGGAGGATGACTACGTGGATGCCGACGCCGACGATATCTTGTCATAAAAGTTATACAAAATATCACGTGTCGAAGCTAATCCTTCTGGGTGAAACATAACTCCATACACGCGGTTTTTTACGAATTCGAAAGCACATGCGCGCCTGCGTCCATCCCGAAATTTCGTAATCCACGCAATCTCTCGAACATTCGACGACGATGACGGAGACACTGGAAGTTCATGAAAGTAAAAATACGCCGTCTCTTTTGGCGCATGTCCGTCAAAAATACGATGCGTCGAGAGATCTACGCTGTGTTCTCCAGTCCATAATGTATTATAGGGTTGAAGCGAACCGCCGTAATATAACATCAAAACCTGACACCCATGACATATTCCTAGCACCGGTGTTTTTGGAAAATGGAACAAATAATAAAGCTCAAGTGTGAGTTCGGGCTGTGGTGTATGCGACTTCACGCGAAAACGAGCACCAGGTATTATCAATCCGCAAATATCGGCGCGCTTAATAATCGCGGTATCGCATCGTCGAGTTACAATATATGGAATCTCTCGGCGCCTTAGAGTTTGATATAATTCTCGTAGTTTATTGGCATGATTCGGTGCCTCGCGCGTAACGATGAGAAGCATATGATTACCGGTATTATATATCAATACGACTGATATAATGATGTATAATAAATACGAATAAATACGAATAAATACGAATAAATAGTAATAAATACTAATACACCGAACCATAATGCGTCGCAACTGCCTGGTTGATGCCCCGTGTGTTGGCTCCGGTACCCTCTAGTTTCACAATCCGCCCACTCTCAATAAAGATTTTAACCGGAAACGTCGCTGCGAATTCCGAATCATGCGTGACAACGATCATCGTCGTTTTTTTGGACATTTCTTGAATCATCTGGACGACATATTTCTTATGAAACGCATCCACCGCAGCTGTAGGCTCATCCATAATCGTAATCGGTTTGTTACTCAAGTAGCTCCGCAATAAGTAAATAATCTGCCGCTGTCCGCCGCTGAGATTCTCGCCTCTCGACCCTGCCAAAGTATCAAGACCCTGCGGCAATTTCTTAAATACGTTCATTATTTTCAGGCGGTCCAGAATTTCAACGACTTCTTCCTTCGGCGTGTTTGTTGCGTAACAAATGTTATCGAGCACCGACCGATTAAACAAAACCACCTTCTGTGAAACAATCGATAATTTGCTTCGCAGGTATTCACGGTCGATATTTCGAATATCCTCGCCGTCAAATAGGATTTGGCCCTCAGTCGGCTTGAAAAAACCGGATAACAGTTTTATTATTGTTGATTTTCCGCTTCCATTTGTTCCGATGACCGCCACGCGATCAAGTGGTTTGATTTTAAAAGAGATATCCTCTAGTGTTTTTTTGCGTTCTTCGGCAGTTCTAGCTTCACCGGCGTTCACCTCGGCATTCTTCGCGTATTCAAATGACACATTCTTGAATTCGATATGTCCGGTGATGGGAATATCCGTTTTATCACCAGCAGCGTCTTTATCCTCTACTAAAAGTTTGCGAATATTGGATTCGTTTTCGGCGAGCTTACCATACTCTGCGATCACCATAATACTTCTTTGTGAGGCGGTTTTGATATACCGAACAAAAAACAACATGATAATGATGACTTTTATCGTAGAGGTGCTGTCGATGGATTTGGATTGATACAAACGAAGGATCACGTAAACATAGCCAACCAGAATGAGTGTTACGATAATTGACATGGCGTACCCACCTTTGGATGTACTCCACAATTGTGTTTCATGAGCATCGTCATATATACTGTGTTTCTGTGTGAGATATTCTTTCTCGTCTTTGATTTTTTTCGTGCATATAATACTAATAGAGTTACTCAATACGTCATCGATGTTCGACATCAAATTCTTCTCTTCACTCTCTCGATGTTCCGATGTATTCTTGGTATCCACGAGAATATAATAATACAAAATGAAAAACAGGATGAATACGAGCACCGTCATAATACCGATTTTCGGGTTCAAATAAATGATATACCCAAGAATAACAAGGGTTGTAAGTACAAATGTCATAACCCAATAAATAAATCTACCGGTAAATGACGTCACGGTATTAGGTATCTTTAATGTTTTAATAATATGGTTTGAAATATCCTCTTTTTCGTAATTCACCTCAATATTTTTAAAGATGACATCGATGAGTTTGAACCGAATGAACTTCTCCATCATCGGATAATAGATTTTGTCGAAATAATTACTCACCATATAGACGGTATCCACGAACATGCTTAATCCAGCGATTTTCAGGAGAATCGTGATCGATTTGCTATATTCAAGACCGTTGATTGCGCCTGTAAAATTCGAAAAGAGGTCGGACAATACGATCATCTCAATCGGATTACATATGAGTGTGGTGATGACCGTAATGAATACCCATACCTGATGTTCTTTTAAAAAATCGAAAATATATCCTGTAATAATATGATTGTCCAACGTCGTCATATGAGAGGACGTTATATATTGTAAATTATAATACTACTATTATAGTGAAATATAAT